CATACCCCCCCATGTCGTGCGTCCTGTTCGCATCCCACAGAAGATTATCTTCTGCGATGTTTGTATCCGTTGCCGCACCAAGTACATTGTCAATACAAACAGTGTCGCCGAAATACGAGACGAAACACACGCTGTCGTTTTCGGTATAACCACTTTTGATGAAAAGGGTATCCACATACGCATACCTAAGCACGCCGGCGCTGTCTGTCAGGCCGAAATAATTAGCAAATGGCGGCCCAATAGATTTGTAAGCGTAATTTGTATCTGACTTCTCTATGTTATGCAACTTCGCTCTCTGAGCATTGCACAACACAGTTATCAAACACAGTCCGCAAAGTAGTAGACCTCGATATATTCGTCCTCTGCTTCCCATGAAAGTGTTATTGTATTTGTTCCGTTGTCAATTGTAAACCCAATATTAAAAGACACCTTTTGTCCCGCCCGGTACACCCAGACGTGGTCGCGTATCCATTCCTCAGTATATGTGCCGGTGTCAGGTAGAGTGAACTCCGTGATGACTAAGCCCGTCCCGCTGAAGCCCTCGAAGTATTGAGATTGCTTGCAGTCGTCGCTCTCGGCAGCAGGGCAGTGGAAGAACTCAATGCTCTTCGTGCAATCGCCGCACTCAACAACTAATTTATACAGCCCCGTGCCTGGCAGATCGAATGGATTGCCCGTACCCACTTCGTTGTATCCTGATCCGTTGTTGCGGAACCACGTATATGTCGCCGGATCTTCACCGCAGCCGTCAAGTGTCGCCGTGGCCGTGTCCTCTGTCACGCCCACACTCAGGGACAACACACATATCTCTGATTCGAGAATGACCATGCGCGCGTACCCATTGCAGTCATCACTGCACAAAACATAAACCTCATAAAGCCCCTCTGTGGTGACGTCATAGAAGGCATTGAGTCCGCTTTGCACAAGCACGGGACCCGATCCTGTGTCCAGATACCATTCATAACTAACTGTCTCGCCCTCAGCGCATGCATCATGCAGCACGCCCAGCACCCCGGCCACATATTGTAAGTCTGCGTCGATGCTACATTCCGTCTCTCCGGCCCATTCGTGGATTGCTTCCGGAGCACAGCTGCCACAGCCCGTCATCACTACTTTGAATGTTCCGGCCGCACCAGGCACATAGGAGGCGCCCGTGGCCACTTCGTTCCATATCTCCAGAACGGCATCCCACTCGGACCAGGTGTATGTAGGCGTCTCGCATCCGGAGCCCACGGCCACAAGGCCCACGCCGTTGTCCTGAATCGTTACAGTAATACCATCACACGCATCCTGATAGAGGTAGGTATCGTCAACTACACACCCGTCGCTGCTTACGACTGCTTTGTATTGACCGAATGCGCCCAGGGAAATACTGCTAGAGTCCTCCACGAGCAATTGCCACGGATCACTCGAAGATTCGCGGTAGAGCCAATTGATTACCACCGTCCCCGGCGCATCTGATGGCGTCGCAGTGAGGTTGCCGCCGCTCTCTGTCACCAATACCGCAAAATCCCCGCATTCGCCTGTGCCTCCAGGAAGCGTAGGACAGTCATCTTCAAAAGGAGCCTCCGTGTATGCCGGCCTGCAGCAGGATATCAACCCGATCTCTGTAAAGGCATCAGAGCTGAAGTACATGCGCACCTGGTTGTCCACGAGATATCCATCGAGAACGCCCTGCCTGTCGATGTCCAGCTTCAAAATATCGTATGTAGCGCCGCCATCTCTGACCTCAAAAATGAGGTTCTTCATGGCTGACATCTGATGCAAGTATTCATTGCGTAACTGGTCGCAGACGAGATTGAAACTTGCCACACGACGGATCGTGCGCCGGATAAACTCGGTCTGCCCAAAACCATTCTCTTCCTCCTCATCGTCGATCTCATACTCTAGTGGGTTCATATACCCGTCGAAATACAGTATTAACCCCTCTTCAGACGTGCCATCACAATCCTCCTCCTGGTATATCTTGAACTTCCAGTCACATACATCAGGAGAGAAATCACTGACGACGACGGCGTTCGGATTGATCCACTCGTCCTGTGTCAAAAGGTTATATGATTTCGCTGTTGCCATCAATGATGCAGGATTTGTAATTTAAAAAGGCCGGTGGGCTCTTGCAGGGAGGCGTCGTCCACCTCTCCCCATCCCATCTGCGTTTTGACCAAATCGTCAGGGTCGAATGTGCCGTAGTCATCACAGCACATCCGTACCTTGACGTCTGATTGCTGCTTCTGGCGAAGCCATCTGAAAAACTGCGTGGGCTCGCCGTTCATGATGCCTGTCGGTAGCGGACGGTCCCACTTGTAGTAATTCTGATGTAAGGTTGATATCGCAAAGTGTCCGTTGAGCTTCAGCTCGCCGCTGAGCGGACATGTGTCATATAGAATTTTGCCGTCTGCGACGGAGAGAATGATCAGCCCGTCGAGATCATTTTGATAGTCGGCTTTGTGTTCAAATAAATATTTGACATTTGCATGATAGATCTCGAACAGTATGGCTTTCTCCTTGCTGTCTTTATCTACACAAGCATTGTCATAAGTAATGGAGAGCCCGTCGAAGTCCTTACCTACGCCGTCCGTTTCTGACTTATACCCAAACTTCTCTGATTTAGGAATCTTGAGTTTATTGTACTTATACTTAGCATTGCCGTTGTTCAAATCAAAGTGATCGGCATTCGTAAGGTCAAGCATCTGAGTACGACGATAATAACTGACGTGCTCAATTATCAATGATCCGTTGTCAATAGCAATATCAATATTACCGGGAAGATTTAAGAGGATGCTTTTAAGCGAGTAGGGGACTGTCGCATGCGTGTCGGCGCCGTCCTCGTCATCCTTGATAAAATCTGACAAATGCACGACATGTACATCAGTGAGCCACACTGCCGCCTTCTGATATGCTTCGTTGTCGGGAGCGGTGGCGTCAGGATTAATATTAAAAAAGTTGCTGACGATAGGCGTGGAACACGGAGCAGTAAAGAAATAATCCAATATATATCTCAATGGGTATGCAAAGTGGATAGGAGTTTCGTAAGTGCCTACAGCTCCATCATAAATGATTCCGCTCGTTATTTTCCGCACCCAAAGGCTGTCGGTAGGGCAGTCGTCTGTGAGAAGCACCCATCCTTCGTCAGCATCGGGAGCAACAGGGCCTCCATCACAGGTGCCCGGAGCATATTCTCGAGCCACAGTAATATCATAATCAATGACGCCGAAAAACTCAGTATAAGTGGCGCTGAGTAACGTCCATGCCGTCGATCCTGCGTCTAGCAGATCCTGACAATGCACAAAGACTTGTAGTAAAATCGAGATGCGAATGGTTTCTAGAAAAGCGTCATCACCGGTGTTTTCGTTCAGAAGGTCAATGAGCTCTTTTATGGATGGCGTTATTGATGACTCCTTCCATGTGCACAGCTTTGTCTCGACAGAATACTGAGGCGCTATCAGAAGGGTATTACTACCAAGAATAGAGAAGTCAATTTCCTTCTCCCAATTGTCAAACAGACACGTGTAGTCATCCAGTGGCTCTGCTTTTATCTTGAGCCGGCACAAGGACTTATCCCATTCTCCCGCAGTACACCGCATGCGTCCCGGCCACCATAGAGAAGAAACCTCGTCACAGATGATATGGATGTCAATCAGTATGAACTGACAGCGGTCGTCACTGTCCTCAATAGAGAGGAGCTGCGTGAAGTCGTCACCCGTAAAAATGAGGTCTGTCTGTAGAGTCTTGCGAAAAAAGCCCCAGTCATTGTCCTTCTCCCATTTGAATTCTAGGGTAGCATTATGGGGATATGCCTGCCAGGCGACTCCGTTAGGAGCCGTAATGTGGAATTCGAACTTCTCGTGTATATGCACCGACATGGCGATGCGCAAGGTCTATATGATGAAGGCTCGCGGGCAACTTCAAAATGAAGTATTCAGAAGGGGAGGACGTCTACGATGATGTATTCGCCGCCGTCAACTAGGCTCTTATCAGACTTAAACCCGATAAACTTACCCTGTTTGGTTGCCTGTTTGAATAAAGCCTCCGCGTTCTTTGTGCCAATAGATTGGTCCATCTGCATGAGAAAAAAGGCATATTCGCGCTCTTTCTCTGAATCTGACGAATCGTAATATTTTACAGCCTCTGAGAGCTTACTCATTTTAAATATTTGGTTGCAAATTCAATCATTTCTTTATAGAGATCAGGGAATTCCTCTTTGAATATCTGATTCCCCACATACTTATTCTCGGCCGCATGAGCAAAGAACTCCATTTTGTCGGTATGTTCTCTGCTGCGATAATACCTTGACTTGTGACCAAATCCATATTTCTCCTTCGTAAAGGCCTGAACTACATCTGCTGTTTTTGCCAATTGTCCTCTTAATTCATTCCGCCTTGGATTCTCCTTGTCAAAATAAAGTGCCTTATCACGCTCCTTCATTTTTTTTGTCCACCCTCCAAGGTCTATTTCTTTATCTAGAAAACTCTTTTTAATGCGGTCAAAATCCCTCTCCAATTGTTCGTTCACAAAATTCTCTGTTATCAAATTCCTTTGAAAATGGAAGGCGTGCGTGAATTCATGATAAACCAAGGATTTCCTTTCATACCCCTCAGCATAGGCAACCTTATTCAGCGTTACTTCTTTGGCGTCCGGTGCGTAATGTGCGGTCCCCCCCTTTGCTCTACTATATTTAATATCAAATTCCGGCATTAGTGTGAAAAAATCTTCATCAATACCCTGCTGATAATTTTTTAATTGCTTCGTCAATACTTCGGCCCTCCCTGGAATTTGACTTGAGGCGCTCTCTGACGCTACTCCCTGCAGTTCTGCCGCCAACTCATCACTAATCGGATCCAACACATGCCGGCAGTTATATCCCCCCACGTCCAGAAAAGGGTCGTACACCTTCGGCTTGCCTTGAAAGTCCTCTTTGACCCACTGCTCTATCTCCTTCCTCGTAAAAATACGGTTATTGCGAGCAATACAGAAAGGTCTGGACGTGCCCATCAGCCCCCCCTGGAACACGAATTTGTCCAGCTCATACTCATCAGCGTATTGCTTAGTGATAGCCCTGTCATTTTGAGCGTACATATCTGTGGTGATCGTTCTGAAGTTAGCCTCAGTGATGCCGGAGCGCTCGTCTGTACCCAGGACAAGGGCTTTCATCTGCGTCTGGAATTCTCCCCATGACTGGCCTCCGGCAATGGCCTTCACTGTCTGTGCACGGATAGCCCTGATATCAGTGTCGTCGGTCCAAAGGTCATGCAGGACACCACGGGAGACGAAGTCATCCCCGTCATATCCGATACGGTTGAGAAGCTGCTTGTGCACGCGTGTCTCTACAGCCGTGCGCTCCAGGTTCAGGAACTTATTAAAATAGTCCTGCACTAGTGCCTCCTGCGCCAGGAGATTGGATACGAGTGATTTGATGATTTGTTTTTTCGGTCCTTCACGCATCTTGCGTGAGATGGCGTTTAGCTCTCCCAAGACCGTGTAATTGCCAGCACCGCCATCGATCTTGCCTTCGTCAACTTTGAGGTTATTAATGACCTTCTCTATGCTGTCCCATAAGTCAGACTGCATGCGCTTGACGCCTCCCGCGAGCTTCTCCTCGGCCTCCTCAATGAATTTGAGCCGTGCCTTGGTGTACTTAGACTGTGGCATCGGCCGGATCTGTTACTTGTTCTCCTTTGGCGGCGGCCGCTTCTTTGGCTCGTTCCTTAACAGGAGGAACCTCTATCATCTTTGCCGCAATAGCTGGATCTAGGCCATAGATTTCTTTCAAAATAGTCTCAGCAGCACCTTCGGTCATTTCGCCATTCGCGACGGCCTGAGCAACCTGAACAAGGCCCGTGACACCGCCCACAGATCCCCTCAGCCTTGCCTGTGGATCATTAGGATCAAGAGACTCTCTGAATGATTCACCATTATTTTTTTGAATAATCATCTGCGCGATAAAGACGTCAACAACCTTCTTTTGAACGTCAAGAGTCATTTGTGCAAATGAGGGGAATTTAAATTCGATCATATCCATAATGTCTTCGAAGTGGATATACAGCACCTTCTTCGGATCATCAGCACCCAGATCAGCAAGGATGAACATCTTCTCCTCTTTGCTTTTCTCCCGGAACGGCCGGAATTTCTCCCTCACCCGGATCCACTCTATGTTTTCAGGAGCGTCCTGGCTCTGCTTTTGCATGATCCTCATATCAATGCCCTGGATGATAGTGTATGGAGATCCGGCCTCCACGGCGAGGCGTCGCTGAGTGAGCAGGTCGAAGGTGGTCTCAAGATTGAAAGAAGAAATCTTGTGATCGATAACGATCTTATCATCGTTGCGCGTATGGATGGCGGCAATCATCGTGATGAATTTCACGAAGGCAGACATCTGTGAACCGTAGTCAAATAACACATCATTTGCCCTTTCCGCATCGAGAGTCTTGGCCGTCGCCGTCTCTTTGAATACTATCTCAGTCCGATCGAACAAGTTAGTATTGAAAATGGCGAAGCTCACGTCTTTCTCCAGGTCCTGCACCTCCGTCTTCCACATCTTAATGATGTGCTCTGGCACCTCCACATAGTGCACGGCCTGATCGAGCGGTATGTGCTCCTCTTTTCCGTCGGGCCATTGCACCAGGATCACGTCCTGCGTCGTCTTGTGTATTTTGAGGCCTACACCGTTGCACGAAGGACACACTTTCTGCGAAACGGCCAGCTTCCCATTCAGACACCTGTCTTGATTGCCCTCGAATTCCCCCTCATAGTCACAAGCCTTCGCATACTGTATCTTCTGGAGGAAGCCATGGAGCGCCTTCGCCAGGTCGAATTCAGATTTCGTGTTAATGAGGTCGCGGTATATCTTATCGGCCGGATGAAGAGGGCTGACAAATGTCTCCCGTGCCGTCTCCGGATCCTTGATATACCCGAATTGCTTGGCAGGACAGATCTTTGACTTGGTGTCGTATTCCTTGACAGCGAACCTCTTTTTTACATTGCCTACCTGGAGCTGAACAAGCTGATATCCGGCATACAGCACAGCCTCCTCCGGCATGATCTTATCCGGCGCGGCCAGCTCAACATACTCTAGCGCATAGTCAGCGGCATAGAGCAAGTACTTGTCTCCTTTCCTCGTGACGCCCTTGATGATCTTCTCAACAGTGCGCTTAATGTCGTCGGGCACATTGTGGGACTTGTTCTTTTCTTTCTCCCATATCTCCGATGACTGCTTAATCATGAGATATTGCAGCTCGCCATGATACCATTCGTAGTCGATGGCCTGCTTGCTGGGCACCTCGACAGGATAAATAAATGGCTTCTCTTTGTCCACGTTCCGGAACTCCACCACGAGCCATGCGTTGGGGTCCATAAACTCCCAGTGCTCAAAAGCCTCGGTAAGCCAGTCCTTCATCGACTCGCCGTTGTGGAAATTCTCGAACCTCTTTTGTATCTCTGCGATCTTGTCATTATTGTCTTTGGCCTCATCTTCATAGTAGATGTTATCGACTACGTTGTCAGACCGCGGGACCCGCTTGAACACACTCAAAACCTTATTGCTCACATACTGCGTCCTAGTGTTGGTGATAGCAATGCGCTGCTCCTTTTGAGCCGCTGTCTCCCTGGGCTTATAGCTCACCACGAGCTCGCCCTGGTCTTCGCCGGTGACTATCTTACGATAATACTCAGCAAGTTCACAGGTGCGTTTGTAGTGCTTGTGAGTACGGCTCGTTATTATTGCCTTTTCAAGCAGCTGCCTCAGCTGCTCGTTGTTGTACTTTTTCATTTGTGGCTTCTCTTTTATATTCTCCAAACAAATAGCATAGTAATGCGTCGGCGCCGTCGCTCATGTGCCCATAACGCTGGCACTTGACGCCGTTGATATCCTCATCTTTTTTCAGCTTGGCCCCGTTCTGGTCCTCTTTACAGAACTCAAAGTCCGCGATAGTGTTCTTACAGGACTCGTCAATCTCCAGGTCTACACCATAGGCGCCGTTGAGCAGCCCGTTCATGAATTCTCTGCGTCCTAGTGTCCCTTGACCCACTGACCGGTGCCGTGGATTTTGCCTCAACAACCTCCGCGATGTGTTGTACATCACAGGCCTGAGCGCTTTCTCTACGATCTTGTAATAGTCCCGCGCCGCCTGGATGGGTAGACTAGCTTTGCCTGTAGCGTCGCCGTAATAGTAAAACCCGACGTTGCATAGATGACTGAATTCTCCGATGAATGATTCACATAAATATTCGATCGTGTTCTTGGGACTTCTCAATGCATACTCTTTGATGCATCTTACCTTGATCCGGCCGCCCTCATGCACTACCTGCCACACAGAGCCGGACATATAGGGGTTCACATTGAAGTCCATTGTTAAATGCAATGGAGATCCGGACACATATTTGAAAGACCCGACGTGCACCCTCCTGTCGAAACTGCTGTAATACTCGACGCCTGACTTCCCGAACGGTGAACCATACACAAGCATCTCGGCCTGGTCCTTAGAGAGCTCTTTCTCTCTCCCTTTGACGTACTCATAAGTGACATTGGGCACGTTGTGATACGCCGAGAAAATCACGACGCACTTGTTGTCGAACTCTTTGAAGAAATAATCCGTCTCTGAGAAAATGCACTCCTGTATTTCGTTCCGGAATTGCTCCAGGTGGAACATGTCGGTGAGCCACTGCTCCTTTGCCGGCTTCGTGAATACATACAGCGGGTTTGCGGGCCTCCCCGCATCCTTATGCTCAGGAGGCACAAAAGGATACTGCATTCTGTCCTCTCCCATGTTGATACATATCCCTGTCCCTCTGAGACGCGCGGTGATGGTCTCCTTGACGGCCACCTCTTTTGTGTCCGCCGTCTCGTCCAGACATGCCCATCCTATCGTCCGCCCCTCGATGTTCTTGTAGTTGTCGAGGGAGGCAAGCATCACCACGGCGCCGTTGCGGAAGAAGATCTTGTTCTGGTTGGTTTTGAATACGTGGCCATGCGGATGGAATGACGCCGGCGGCGCCTTATCAACGGTGTAAAACCCGTCTGGATTAAACTTACTCCACTCCGTCCATCCAAACATCTCCCACACCTTCGTACACTCCAGGAGTGTTGAGTCCGAGAGCTGGCCGTATGTGTTCGCAGCTATGAGTCCCAATGTGTTCGGACAGAAATTGATCAGCATCCACGATATCCATCCAATTTCAAAAGTTTTCCCACCTCCCTGACCAGCCAAAAACAGGTTCCTCTCGGCCTGTGACCGGTACATATCGAATTGAGGACCCGACGGGTCCAGCTCCACACGTAATATGTCAGTTACTATCTGCATCCGCCGCTTTCAGTGATTTTGCTCCTTTCGGTATGTTCAGGAATATATTTGGCAGCGCCGTGATCGGCTGTCCTAGTGTGCTGTGATCGAAGCGGTCCGGCTGGTTGAACCTCGGGTCTAGTGACTTCAGCGCATGTATGGTCGCCGATGTGCTCGGGCGCACGTGCCTGCTCGTGACCTTTCTTTTCACCACACGGCACACCACAGGATCCTCGGGGCTGTCACCATGGATGTACTCCATCTCTTCGCTCACCTCCTCATAGTTATAGCCCTCAAGGAGTCTGCGCTGCGCCCTCCAAGCAAGAGCGCTCCTATTCTCATAGCGTACCTCGGTGGCTATCTGAATGCCCTCAGCGAAGTCGGGGTCGTCTTTTTTCCAGTTGACGAAATCACTCTTCGATAGACCGAGCTTATCGCACATCTCTGCAATAGACAAGTCCCCCTCTGCGATGAGCTTAATGATCGTGTGCTTTAATTCTTCTGAATACTTCATCGGCTACCTCTTGTAAAAATTCATCCTCAGACAGACTTATTTTGTCTCTGTCTATCACAATCACCTCTTTGAACTGCTTCAGCTGTCGCTGAAACTTCTGCACCAAATGGCGCGTCGGCGCGCTGTCCTCGTCAAGGCCTAAAAACTCTCTGAACGTATTGGCCGCATCATATACACCTTTGTCGCAACCGTAGATCATACCGCACATAAACCAGAACACCGCGTCGGTGAACTTGTCTGAAGTGTAATACTTATGCAGCCCTTTGGGCAGCTTCTGATCTACCGGCATAATGAAAAATGATAAAGTTTCTGCGAGAGAAATAGCGAGCACTGAGAGAGAAAAACGTTTGCAAGATATTAAGAATTACTTTTATACTTGAATTATGATCACACCAGAAGAAATGCAAAGGAGGCTCTCTGGCGTCAGAGCGGACCTTATCAGGACACGGACCCGTGATATACTCATCATAGGCCTTGATATGATAGCACTGGTAAAAAGAAGGGTGATAAATACAGCCATCAACGCGGACGGCAAATCATTCGGCACCTACTCACGGTCTTATCAACAGACACGGCAAAGAGAGCATCTCACCGAAAAGCCCTTCCCTGAGAAGAACTTCAAGCGCACGACGCGGATGTGGAATAACACCACCGCATCAATCATTGGACAGGAGGGCAGTAAGGTGACGGTGAGGCTCGCGCCGGCGACGCAAAACGAGAAAGATAAGTTGAGATGGAATGAGAAGCGCGACGGAGATATTATTGCATTGAGTGACAGGGAGGCTAAGCTCCTGGACGCCTCCATCAAGAAGAGATACAGACGAATCCTAATCAATAATAATATTATTTAAAATGATCAATAAAATTATTGAGCCCCTGAGTGATATCCTCACCGCTCTGCCATATGTTGACCGCTACGGCGGTATTGTCAATACCGCCTCACGCCTGGTGCCGATCGGAGAGACGCCGGAAGGACAGCCGCTATATGACAAAGAGTATTTTCCCATCTCATGCGGTGTCACCGCAAAAGAGTGTTGGGAGGAAGGGAGATATCAGGACCTCATCCCGAATGATGAATTCTCGTCAGTGGTCTACCTGGAGCAGACTGACGGCATGCGTCCCGATGGCATCGAGAGGATCTCGGGCGGACGTGTCTTCTACAAATTCACCGAACGTTTGAGATTGGTTGCGTGGCTGAACTTACCGAGGCTGGGCATCGAAGATTGCAATGGCGCCGATGCTGTCACCATGGGCCTTATCAAGAATCTCAATAATGAATGGGATAAGCTGGACGAGCCTATGAAGATTTATAACCTCAAGACGACAGTGGTCGGCATCGAGCCGAAGCACCAGAACCCGTTTGAGAAGTATTCATACAATGAGGTCGCTGAGATGTGGCTGTACCCTTACGACTATGTGAGCATCATTATCCAGGTGGACGTGATGCTAGCTGAGGCGTGTCTTGAGGACTTTGTTCCTGGGGATGTGGTGGAGTGTGCTGAGGTGTAAATTGTTTTATCTCTTTTCTGGTTCCGTCCATGGCACTCCCAGCCAATCGAAGAAAGACTCCTCGCTTTTCCACACTGGAGGAAGTGTAGGATCCTTCAGTCCGCAGTTCCACTGCTTCTTGCCGCCGCTAAGCTCCTTGTACATACACTCTGCCTCCAGTCTGAGCCCGTCCTTCGTGCCTACCCATCCAATCTTGCGCCAGCCGGTTGCTATGACTTTCTGCGCGTATTCAGCGGAGCCGGTACGGATGGCAAGCTGGCGAAAGTAGTCGTAAGGCTCCGGCATAAATAGATCGATGTTGATGTTGTCTCCTGCCGGTATCCTGATCTGACAATATCTGCCAGTGTTGGGATTGCCTTTTATTACTTCGCCAAGTCCCTCAACTGCATCAACGAAGCCCTTTGATCTTATTACTCCAGTCACATTGTCAAACATATCGAATTGCCATGTCCGCACTGGCAAGCACACGACCTCGATATCCTTTACCTCCGCCTTCTTGCGCCGTACAGATCCGGCTATATGGATGCGTCCCGGCTCACAGTGTGGGACGAGGCTGGCGATAATGTTTTGTGCTATCTGTTCGGCTTGGTGTAGATTCATGTCCTGTCCTCCACCCTGAAATCATTGAAGTAATTCCTCAGCGTCTTCAGCGCCATAGTCTTGCGTGTGTATGTCTCGCTGGTGGCAATCACTTTGCCGTTCTCACCGATCAGGTTGAACCGGAATTGTCCGTTCCTGGTTGGTTTTAGGACGGCATACCGCCTGATGCGCTTGAGATACTTTTCCTCTAAGACGCTGTGATATGCTGAGTAGACTCCACCTACCATGTGGACGCCGTTAGTGCCTGCCTTGACAACAATCACTGTTTCTCTGTTGTGTGCGCTGGCTGGTAAGTCAATTCTTACCCTGTCGCCGACGTTTAATTTTGATTTCATTGGTTTTACTTTATCTCAGTTCAATACAATCCTCATCCACGCATATCTTGCCTGTACCTACAACAGCCTTCTCTCTGTCGCCGTCAGGACACCACCACGTAAGGACAAGTACAGACCCGTCCCAGGGATTGTGATACACGACATCAACCGGCTGTGATCGCCACAGGTGATATATCACTCCATGCGGTAGTACTTCGCGCAGTGTATCAATAGGGAACGGCTCTTTTTCCGGAGTAGCCATCTGCGGCTTCGTGCAGGAGCAGTGCGAGACAAGCATGACCAGCGCGATGAAAGCCAGTATTACCATGAGAAATACGTCTGTATGGTCCGGGGTTTTGTTGTTGGATAAGGTTGTCATTTCTTGAATTTGTCGTGTGCTTTGAGTTGGCCGCCGCGCTCCACGCCTGGGATAGGGTGATACTTATATAACCAATCACTGATATCTATTGTA